GAAATATCATTGCCCAGGGATGGCCGAAAGCGCCCATCGACGCTGACGGCGATGTGGTCCAACCGGAATTGAAGGAATAGGCCCGATGCAGATAGGCGCGCAAATAGAGTGGCGGAAAGATTGCTACGGCCACGAAGCCCAAGCCCTTTATCTCGGCGATCTGTGCGTTGGCAGCATCCTGCACTCGACGCACCGGACCGATGGCTGGCGCGGTTGGTTCAGCAACGACGATGAAGGCAACGAAACTGGCTGGTTCAACTCAGCAGAGGAAGCGCGGACCTCTGTTGAAAAGACGCTCTTTGCCGCGATCAAATTTGAAGCCGCTTAACCTGAATATAGAGGCCGCAGCCATGACAGCCCATACACCGACGCCCTGGCGCGTGTTCACTGCCCCCGATGGCCGCAAGCTAGTCGGAATTGGCGGCATGGACGGGCAAGGCGTTCTGGATGCTGGCTTTGGCGTATGGTCATGGATGGACGCCGATGGCGTGGCCAACGCCGAATTAGTCGTGCGAGCCGTCAACGCGCATGAACGATATGAGGCGGCGCTCCGGGCAATCGCTGATGACGATGCCGTACCACCGTTCGTGCGGACCTTGGCGCGCGCGACGCTCGATTTCGATCAAGTCAAAGATGCCCTGTCAGGAACGATATAGAGGCCGGATTTACGCCGGCTCTTTCAAAAACGCGATCGCGTTCGTGATGCGCTGCTTGAGCGCGGCGAACGTGCCATCATCCATCCACTTGATTTTATCGCGCGTAGGCTTGTCCGCGTTCCATGCGGTGCCGAGTGTTTTTGCATTTGTCGATGCCTGAATGATTGCATCCCATTTCTGGCAATACTCGGCTGCGGATAACTCGGCCGGCTCATCCTGGGGGGCAGGGGTTGAGCCGGCCGTCGCTGCGGGCTGGGTGTGGGGTTCTGAGGGCCGCAGCGAAACTTCATCGATGATCTCTTCCGTCTTTCCATCGTGCAGCGGGAGCATGACGTTTGGATTGGCGACCGGGCGCTTGGCGCTGGCGGGGATGCTCTCGACTTCCGTTTCATCCAGCCATCCCAGGCCGCAGATTGACAGCGTTGCGCGGCGCTTGGCTTTCGTTACCGCCTTCAACTCTGCATTTGATCGCGCCTCGCCCTTCAATGTTTCAGGGAATGGAACCGCCCCCAAATCTTCGTCCGACCGGCCATCCGGCAGTTTGGCGCGAACATGAATCGTGAGGATGTCATGGGCGACCTCGCGCGATACGATTTCGAGCGATACACTGTTGATCTTGCGCAACTGATCCGCACAGGCGCGGAGCGCATATAATTGGAGTTTGCCGTTAAGCGTGATGAACTCAAAGGGCTTTGTGAGCGGATTAAGTCCAAGGCTGCGGCAGACTTCGTTGTAATAGCGAACGCGCTCATCGGGCGTGAGTTTACCGAGATCGCCCTTGATTAGAACGCTCTCCATGATGTCGTTTTGTGCTGCGGCAATTTTCATCGGGACGGTCATGTTGCTTTCCTTAGACTGAGACGACCGGCGCGGTCGCGCGTGATTTGAACGTCATGGCCGTGACACTTTTTTGCATCTTCCGGCACGAGTGATTTAAGGATTTTCTCGGCTTCTTTGACAAAATCTGCTGCGTCCTTATGGAGCAACCAAGAGGCGGCCTTGTCTCCCCAAAGATTATTTCCGGTCATATCGTAAACTTTGCTCGCGTCGATCGGCGCTGCGACAGCCGGCAGCACAACGGGCGGCTGGCGTTTGGCGACGCAATCCATGAATTGTTTGCCGCGCTTGACCATTTCCGCTGCATATTCGACATCGCGCGGGATGAACTCGATGACAGGTTCGCTCGCGCCCATAATGACGGTCAGGACGCATTGTGCTGCGCCGGTCACTTCCATTTGCCATTGCATCTGCGGCTGATATCGTTCGATGATGATTTCCAAAGGCTCACGGCCGCCAACGTGCTTTGCTTCAATCGGGCAATTGCCGTCGCACCACCATGCGTCAAGCGTGGCGGCGGCCCAATTGTGATGCTTATGAGTAAGGACCGCACCGCGATCTGCAATGCGCCCGTTTTTCATCTCAAACCAATCGAGATTGAGTTGTTCGGTGGCTGATCCAAGGCGCACGGGCCACACATGGTCAAGATTTTCCGGCTCCGATTCGCCCAGCATTTCGTGATAAAGCTGCAAAATGCCTTCGGCATCGCCCTTCATCAATACGGCCACGCGCGAGGCGGTAAGTTTTCCCTTGCGCGCTTCAATCTGTGCGGTGGATAAAGCCATTATTGAGTTTCCAATTCTTTCGCGATCAACGCGCGGATCGTTTCAGTTGCCAGTTGCGACGGCTTGCGCCCCCGCCGTATGGCCAAAGTTGCAAACCGGCTGTATTCCTCGACGGTCAACAGCGACGTGACCGGATGATGTTTGAGCCGGTAGGGCGCGATGTAGCCGGGTGGGTCACTTCGCCGCATGATGACCTACCTTATTTTCATTTTTGCGGTGCAGACATTGATGGTTCCCCACCAACTTTCAACGCGCGGCACACATGCCGACTCACCAAAAAACGCTACAACCGAATACGCCACCATCCAGATTGCCAATGACGCCATGCAGGCGGTTCCTATTAGTTTAACTTTCGACACGAGCCGCCTCTTTTTCCACAGGAATATCTACCCATTCCAGATCATGCCCTGCCGCGCGGGTCTGACATTCGAGCAAAGTCTTTGCCAAATGCGACCAGCCGCAGGTGCATTCACCGAGATAGTAGAGGGTGCGGGTGTTTTGTTTGAACTTGACGGTGTGAAATTGTGCCATTTATTTTGCCGGAGAACCAACCCGATTGTCGGCGTGGCCGTAAACCCAAAAATGTTGCCAGCCGCAGCGCATGTAAACGGGGTTTGTCCCGTTATATTTTGCGATATTGGCCGCAACGTCAGGGTAGGTTTTGAGATACGCCGCTTCATTGAAGAAGTTTGGGATGGCGTCACACATGCCATACGTCTTGGAAACTTCGGAGATAGTGGCAAGTGTGCCAGGGTCGGCGTAAGCCGACTGAGACAGAAGGATGGCTGCGAGGCCGAGTGCTGGTAGAACCTTTTTCATATGGTCTCTCCATTGGGTGAGAGATACGTTTCCCATAGAACAACGGGCTTGTCAACGCCAAAGTAGTGTAGTATGCAACGCGGTATGGGAAAACCTCACGCACTTAAAAACTGGCGCGATAAGCATGGCCTTTCGCTGGCTGACCTTGGTAGCCAACTCGGATGTGGAAAACCTCACGTTTGGCGCATTGAGAACGGCCATACCGAGCCGTCCTTGACGTTGCTCGCCCGGATCAGTCTAGTCACCGGCCTGCCGCCCAAGGCGTTCCTTCCTCACCTGACGCGCCGCGACATGCCATTCCCGCCGCTTATGAAGCGATAAGGTCTCGTTATGAGCCAGCGTGTCAGTGGTTACGAGCGCCATGAGCGCGATGTTTACGAAACCCCTGCGTGGGTAACGGAGGCGTTGTTGCCGCACATCCCAGAAGGCGTGAAGGAAGTTTGGGAGCCAGCGTGCGGTTCCGGTAAAATGGTCCGCGCCTTAGAGGCGGCCGGCTACAAGGTGTTGGCGACCGATATAGAAACAGGCACCGACTTTTTGGAACAGCGCAAGCCATTCGTACAGGCCATCATCACAAATCCGCCCTATGCCTTAGCGAGAGAATTTATCGAACATGCCTTATCGTATGCCGATCATGTCGCCATGTTGCTGCGCACCGACTACGACCACGCCAAGACTCGACAATATCTGTTTGGCAAGGGGTTTGCGAAAAAGGTTGTTTTGACCAAGCGCATTCGCTGGATTGAGGGATCAACCGGCCAACCATCGTTTAACCACGCATGGTTTATATGGGACCATGCACATCTCAGCGCGCCAACATTGGCGTATGGTCCATGACGGAACTACCCCCACCGCGCCGTGACCCGACGAATTTTCCGTGGCCGGAGTGGAGCGTGGAACTTCTCAAGGCGATGCAGGATGCCGGAAAATCAGGCCGTGAGATAGCTGAGGCGATCGGCAACGGTTTATCCCGCAATGCGGTAATCGGCAAACTGACCCGCATGGGAAGAGCACCGGGGAAGGCAATGGGGATCGTGCAGGCCAGGAAAGCATATCCGCTGCGCCGCAAGCCACAATACGCGCCCAAGCCACAGGCCGCCCCACCCATTGAGTTTGGCATCGCCGAAGCCACCGAACTGCCCCCGGATCAATCCGACGCGCCAGTGAGCTTTATGCAGCTAACAAACGCCACATGCCGGTGGCCCATTGCGAGCGATATGCCGTCAGTCGGCGGCTGGTATTGCGGGGATGCGCCGGTTGACGGGCGGCCCTATTGCCTTCGCCATTGCCGGCGTAGTTATCAGGCGGCGAGGGTGCGTTGATTGATATTTCCATACTCCGAGCGATGGTCGCGGCCGGTGCGCCGGTTGAGGCTATTCTTGCCGCAGTCGAGGCCGATCAGAAGGCCGAGGGCGAGCGAGTGCAGGCGCGGAGAGAAAAGGACGCCGAGCGGCAACGGTGTTACCGTTTGTCACATCCTGTCACACGGAGTCACAGTGACAGTGATGTATCTCTTTCTTCCTTACTTTCTTCTACAGAATCAACAACTAAGAAGGTAGAAAGTAAGAAAGAAAGAGCCCGCAAGTCGCTCCTGCCGGCTACTTGGAGGCCAAACGAGGCTCATTACGCCAAGGCGGCAAAACTTGGAATCCCAGCCGACGCAATGCTGATGAAGGTCGACGACCTGAGAAATTGGGCTGCGTCGAAAGCGATCATGCGTGCGGATTGGGACGCCACGTTTCACGGATTTTTAAGACCGAAAGCCAATGGAGCTAGCAATGGACAACATCGGGAAACACTTGACGATCGGGCCGGCCGGCTCATTGACCGAGCGCAAGAACTCGAATTTGAGGCGGGTGTTGGACGAGAGGATGATCCTTTCGGAGGCCCTGCAAGCGGTGCGCTCATTGATCCGAGGCTACCCGAACGGCGGCGCTAACGCTGGCGATGGCTATATCGGGGCCTTGGCTGCGGTACTCGGCCAATACCCGCGACAGGTCGCGTTGAAGTGTGCGGACCCGTTGCGCGGTGTTTCACGTGAAACTAAATTTTTGCCGACCGTGGCCGATCTTGTCGCATGGTGTGAAAAGGAAACGGAGCCATTACGCCGCGATGTAGATCGTGAGAACCGAATCGCGGAGCAATTCAGACTTACCGAAGAATGGAAAAACGCTGAAAAAACACCGTCTTTATTAGCTAAAACGCAAGCTTGGCTTGATCGCACGGACCCAATAGCGCGCGAGTTAGTTGAACTCGACACGGCTGCGACAAAGGCGCGGCGCGAGATCACTGAAGCGCAGATTGAGCAAGCTAATCGGCTGGCGTTTGAGCGCGAGTGCAGATCGGCCGGCATTGACCCGGCGCGCGGCATATCCCCATCGCTGATAAAAGCCATAGGTGGCCGATGAAGCAAACAATGGGCGAACAGTTAAAGGAACAACGGGTGCACCGTGAGATTGGGAAAGAGGAACTACAGCGCGCGGAGCTGCACAAACTGCGGCATAATCGGGCTAACAGCGTATTGCATGATTCAAGGTGGCGGCTTGAAATGCGACGGCTTCCGCCTGGCAGCGAGTGCAAGAATCGCCAGCCTGGCGGGCAAGTTGTTATCCCTGATTCGGTATTGACCAATAGGGCCTGGCGTATGTCGCAAGAGCCACGCGACATTACCGCGGCGGTGTGCGGCGATCCGCTGCCGGGCCGCAGTGCCCTCGACATAAAGCGCGGTTGGTATGCGTGAGATAGCCCGCTGCCGATCTTACGCTGAGATTCAGGCCGGCTTGCGTATTTGGGCTGATGAATTGGGCTTATCGCGCAAGGTCATAGATGAGCGCAGCGGCCTACAGGACGGCTATGCGGCGAAGATACTGGCGGAAAACCCCTCAAAACGTCTTGGCAATAATATGTTGCCGCTATTGCTGGAGACGCTAGGCGCTTATTTGGTGCTAGTGGTCGATCTGGCCGAGGTCGATCGGATTAGGAAAGCGGCACCGCACCGCACCGAGCACCGGGTGCGTACTCGCCCAGTTAGTAGCCCTGAAAAACTGCTAGTAATAGCAGATTACTTGCATTCAATGGCTAGCCGTGGTGGCAAGCGATGTCTTGAAACGATGACCGCGGAGCAACGGCAACGGCGGGCGGGCAAGGCTATTGCGGCTCGGTATGGCTATCGGTTTCGCGGCTGATCCAATCGCGCAATGTTTCGCCGTGGCGCAGGTAAGCTTCGATGAGCAACGCCACAGGCGCGCTAATGGGTTGCGTTCCGGCTGCATATCGCATGGATTGACGGATTGAGACGCCTAGATGCTTTGCGGCCGAGTATGGCGTCAGGCCGAGACGTGATAGGTTTGAAACGTAATTGTCATTCATTGTGGATGCTCCTGGTTTAATCCTCAATCAGTTGAGCCCCGCAGTGATAGAGACGGCAGGGACGCCACTCCCTGCCGTTTCGCTATTGGATGATGCCCGTGTAAAACCCGCACGCCACGAATAGGAACACGGTGAAGGCGGCGAGGGCTACCAGTTCAATCAGCCATTCGGCTGCGGTGGCGATGTGGCGCATGGCTATTGCTCCACCGCCGCCGCCCAGAGAGCCGCGCGCAAGGACTTAATCACAATATGATCGCTTGCGTATGTTGGCGAAAGATTTGCTAGTGCGAGTTCGCAAGCCTTTATCAAAGCGTCATGAGCGTTGACAGCACAGTGGGCTTCTTCCACCACTGTCCTATAGGCTTGTTCATTCAGGTAGTTAGCTAGTTCCGTTTTCATGTTCAAAACTCCCAATTTTCCGGTTGATCGCCTATTGAATTGAGACACGCCACGGCGAAATCATTGGCTATCCGCCGCACGTCACGTTGCGGTTCATGACCGCTTCGCCTTGCGCTTAGGCGCAACAAAGTCTTTCGCACCATCGCCGCTTACCGGGCCATCGTAAAGCAGGACCGAGCGGCCCGATCCTTGCCACGGCTCAAGGCGTACTGTCGCCCAATCAACGTCATTATTAGACGTGAGATAGACGCGAACGGAGCCCTCCCAGCTTGCAGCAACCGAACGTAACCCACTGCCTTTTCCGCCAAGCCGTGAAGCCTCGCCTCGACAGCCCTGAATTGTTCCTAAAAAGTGTGCCATTGTCTTATCCTCGTGTTGCCCCGCGCCATGCGGGCGGCTGGATTGCCGAAGATGCAGCCCGTGAGCTGCATCGGCTGCAATCAAGCGTAATGGATGATTTGAGGCGCACAGCGGTATTGCCGAGCGGCCCATTCGGAAATCACCTTGGCGTCGCGATCGTATTGCTCTTGGGTTACTTTGCCCGCCATCAAGCAGGCATCGAGGCGGTTAAAGAGGGTTTCGACTTTGCGCTCGATCTGGTCTTCGGTCATGTGATCCTCGCTATCGGCCGGGCCATCCGACCGTGGGTTAAGATTAGTGTTTGCAGGTATCGACGTATCCAGTGAAGATCGAATTGCACATTTTGCCATAAGGATAGTCGTTCGCCTTTTCCCATGCGTTCACATGCACGGATGCGAAGAACAGCCCAATGGTCCAAGTGAGAAGGGTGAGGGTGATGATAATCGGCTTCATGTGATCCTCGCGATTTGTTCAACGGGCCATCCGTTGATAATGACTGTATGACACGGAATAGGTATGATGTCAACAAGTCATGTGAGTAATTAAATTGCGTTGTTGATGTAATCCACGCAACAATCTTGCGTCATTGATCTATACCAATGCGATTAAACAACCGAATCACTCGCAATGAGAATGTGGCGGCACGCAACAATCTTGCGCCGCGCAATAATCTGTCGCGGAATATGCAATGAAATCAACGATGAACAAGGGGGCTTGACATGCACCAAACGCATATCGTTTATCTCGCGCGCGGTCTAAGCAAGAATGATCCTAAGCGCCACCGAGCGCCAGGCCGGCAGACATCCCCACAAGCGCCAACTCAATCCACCCCATCGGATAGCCGCTTAACAGCCGAGCGACACAGCAATCCGTCGATGTGAGAAGCAATGCGATAAGAGATAAGACAAGCGGTGGAATAGATAGGCAATCAAGGGCGATATGTACTCAATTACGTACATACGCTCATAACTGTACCACGATGCGGTACATACTGCATTTAGCTGCAAATACCTGCATTAATTACGGATTCCGTGGCATTGCCTTGCTCTAGGCACCATAGAGTACGTCATTCAGTACGACATGAGCCTATCCATCATTACATACATCAATGCAATCAATAGCATAGCGTGCCAGTCGGTCCTCTGCATCATCGGGCCGACACTGGATGCACTGCATATTGAGCCTGAATAGTTCACGATCGGCAGCAAAAGAATGCTTTGGCATGGGGGGAGGGGGAAAAAGGCGTCTCGCTGTATTATCGATGTTTCATTCCAATTTCGCGCAGCCTTTCAAATACTTAGTTGCTATTATGCAACATTGATGACGACGTGTTGTGGTCATAGTTTTTGGGCTGCCATTCTGTAGTATTGCAAACATAACAATATTATGATTTAAGTGGTTGATGCCGTACAAATCATCAAAGGCACAATCTGACTATCTACGGCAATACCGCTGGAGAATGGGCATTCACAAGTCGAAGGCGGAGTGGCTTGCTGAAAAAGCTGCAAAACGACAGGAGAGGACGGAGGAAACGGCAGCGAAAGGAAAGGAAAGATTTGAGAAGTGGAAACTTGCTCATCAGGATCGATACCGGGAATTGACCCGTAATTGGCGCGTCAAAAATATGGACAAAAGGCGGGATGATAAGAGAACTCGTCGAGTAGCCAAGCGGAAATCTTTGATCTCAAAACTGATGCTAGTGCAACGCGGCCGGTGTGCTTACTGTCGGTCTAGGCTAGATGATGACGCTCATCTCGACCATATAATGCCGATTTCAAAGAGTGGTTCTAATGCACAATCAAACTTCCAATTGACCTGTCCAACTTGCAACCTGTCTAAAAGCGCCAAACATCCTATCGATTTTGCGCGTGAACTTGGCTTTTTGATCTAATCATGGCCGCGATGGACCCCAAAGACCTTCCTCTTCTGCCACCATTGGCTGACATGCCAGAAGCCCTCAGGGATGTCAGGGACGAGCGTAGAAGGCGGTTTGCGTGGTTCTATGTGTTTAACGGTGCAAACGGCTCTGCGGCTGCTGTAGCGGCTGGCTATTCGGATGTGGCCGGTGGGGCAAAGGTTCAGGCCCATCATGTGCTGCAGCGCGATGATGTTCAGAACGCCATCAAGGCGCTGACGACGCGGTATTTGTTCTCGCTGGCACCGAAGGCGGTGTTGAGGCTTGAGGAACTTTTGGACAATCCGAAGCATCCCAAGCACGACAAGGCGATCGAGATGACGCTTTCCCGGTCCGGCCACGGGGAAAAGTCACAGGTCGATGTGAATGTTTCAGGGTCGGTGACGCTCAATCACACCGATACGGCGCTGGAGGACTTGCGGCGGTTGGTGGAACTTGGTGCACCGCGGGAGAAACTGATTGAGGCGTTCGGGGTTTCCGGGCTTATCCGGTACGAGGGAATGCTGGCGGAGAAGGTTTCACGTGAAACAAAGGTGATCGAACACAAGGAGAGTGAATTCCGATGAGTGAAAAACCTAAATTATCGGATCGAAGTTTGGCTACGCTTGTCGGTGCCGTGATGACTGACGGCAATTTTTACTTAATGCCGCATCAGTTTAACGATTTGGAACTTCGCGCTGATCTGGCAAAATGCCTCCCACAATGCGGAGTTTTTGAGCACCGGAAGGTATCGAATGAGTGAGCCAGAAACCGAGGAAGGCCCCGACCCGAACGAGCTGCGTCGGCATGTCAAGCGCATGTATACGGAAATGCAGTATCGGCAGAAGTACCGCCGCATCGACTTTTACAGCCCAAACCGAAAGCAACTGGAATTCCACAATACGCTCGCTCCGGAGCGGATGCTGCGGGCCGGCAACCAGGAGGGTAAGACCCATGCCGCGGCGGCCGAGATCGCGCTGGCCGCAACCCAATGGTACCCCCCTTGGTTCAAGGGCCGGCGTTTCCTGCAAAAGCCCAAGATCGAGCGGCCGTTTGATTTTCTGGCGTGGTCGGCGGCTCCAAGTGCGCAGAAGGTGCGCGATGGTATGCAGACCAAATTGCTCGGAAACCTCATGGATAACGACGGTATGGGAACCGGGATGGTCCCGCTCGACTGCATCGTTGGTCGCCCCGCCATGGCGCGCGGCATTGCCGATTTTGTCGATACCGTCACGATCAGGCGCGAGGATGGTGGCAAGGCGCTGATCCGCTTCAAAACCTACGAACAGGGCCGGCAAGCTTTCGAGGGTGAGCCCTGCGACCTCATCAGCCTGGACGAGGACGTAAAGGGTGATACCAACGAGAAAATCTACGGCGAATGTCAGGCCCGTACCACGACCACGCGCGGGATTATCATGGTCACGATGACCCCGATGTTGGGCCTGACCCCGATCAGGCGGCGCTTCAAGACGCAAATGCCGGGCACCGCGGAAATCTTGATGACGCTGGATGACGCGCTCGTATCGAATGGTGGGCATATCCCGGACGAGGACGTGCCGCTGCTGCTGGCAAAATACAAGGATCACGAGGTACAGACCCGCCTTTACGGGGCCGATATGCAGGGCGAAGGCGCTGTGTTCGAGACGCCGGTAAGCGAGATCAAGCACAAATTGACCCTCTCCGACGTGCCGCCTTATTGGCCGTGGCTGTGGGCGCTTGACTTCCGGCATTCAGGTTCTCAGTCAACCGGGCATCCATTCGCCGCGGTGCTGGGCTGCTGGGACCGCGAGGCGAATACGATCTACATCATGCACGCCGTACGGATGCTGGGCTTGGCGTCAAGCCACGTCGCGGCCATTCGCGAACACCCAATGAAGGGAGCGCCCGTGGCATGGCCGCACGACGGCGGCAGGGGCGGTAGTCTGATTTCCGGGGAAACGATCGCGCAGACCTATCGCAAGCTTGGCCTGCAAATGAACGACAGCCACGCCACTTTCGAGGGCAAAGGATTCGACTTCGAGGCCGGAATTGCCGAGATGGAAAACCGCTTTGCCGAAAAGCGGCTTATGGTGGCCGCTCACTTGCAGCCGGTATTCGACGAATACATGGGCTACCACCGCATCAACGGCCTTGTGAACAAGATCGACGACGACCTGCTCTCAGCTATTCGAGTGCTGTGCATGGATATCCGAACGGCAAAAACCACGGGGAACTTTAGGGGTGTTGAATCGACGCGGTATCAGGCGGAACACCACTTCGCCATCGGATCGCCAAGTCATCCAAGTGGCGATATGGACGTGTTTACCGGGGCTTGATGAAGCCAGAATGGCTAGGTTATACGCCAAAATGTTGATTAACGGTGCGTTGCCAAAGGCACGTAGCAAGCGGCATAGTGCCCACTCGCCTCCGCGACTGGCGAGGTCGCGGATCGACCTCGCCTTTTTTTGCCAGGAGCAAAACATGCCCACCGATACTCCGCCGTTTCAGCCGGACGCGCCGCGATCATACGAACAAGTGCCACAGGCACCGGCGGCCCCGACACCCGCCCTCAGGACGGCCGAAAGGTTCGATCCCAACGCTCCCGTCGTTTACCTGGAAGCCGACCAGGCCACCAAAAACATCTACGGCGACAATGTGCGGATTCATCCGGTAACGAAGATGCCGCTTGAGCAGGGCAGCGGCGCGCTGCCGGACCATCTGCAAATCCAAAACCACCTTACGACAATCGAGCGCGATCAGGGTTTGAAGGTGGCCGATGATATGCGCAACAAGCTCGGCATCAAGACATCATCCGATCTCAGCGCCGCGCAGAATGTGGTGGACGAGGCCCACGCAAAGATCGAGAAGGATAGATTCAACGCCGCGGTCGATGCCAAGGTCAAAGATATTCTGACAAAGCCGCCGACCATCTCTCCGGTCAGTGTCCAAGGATCGGCCGACTGGTCATCGTCACAGATTTATACGCTCGACCAAGTTGTGACCGGGACCGATGGACAGAACTATGTTGCGACCGGCCTAGGTGGCAATCTCGACAAAAATCCGGTGTTGGACGGCAATCGTTCCTATTGGACGCAGCGCGTAATGGCGCCGCGTCAGGGAGCCGCTAGCATGACGGCTGCGGAAGTGGACGAGCGCCTTGGTCCCCTATCCGGTCAGCGCCCCGTTCCGCAGCAATAACTCAAAACAGTGAGGCGATGATGGTCACTAAGACACAGGAAGAAATTTCTGAAATGCACGAACTGATCGCCCGCGGCGAACTGCCGCCCGACGCGATCGAAAAACACTACGAGGCCGAGGCCAAAAATGTGTTCGGTCACGACGCCAAAAAGATCAAAGGCGAATACGTCGAGCAGGGTGTCGGCTCGGCCGGCAACCAATCGCGCAATTCAATTGAGTCATACAAAAAATACCACAAGGACGATCCCGACTTTGCCATGCAACTTGCCCGCATGGAAAAGGAACTCGCCGAGTCGAACAAGAAGCGTAAACGAAGGGTTGCTTGATGGCAGGTTTAAGCACAATTGGCATGACTGATCCTGGCGCATCGAGCCTGATGCCGTCGCCGGCCGATCAGGTGGCGGGCGAAACGGAAGCCCAACGCAAGAAGCGATTGCAGGCGCTTGAAATGTCGCGCTCGCAGCCCGGCATGTCGGCAGTCCTGGGATCAGGATACGGCACCGCGCTCGGCGGGTAAATCATGGCGACACAGCGCGCCGACCGCATTATATCGAGCGCCGAGGCCGAGAAGGTCCGGCGCATTCTCAAAATATTTTCCGAGCTGACGACGTACCGCAACGTATTCGCGGGTCAATGGGAGGAGGGGGCCGCCCTCGCCGACCCCGACTCGCGCAATACGTTTTTCTACGGCAGTTATAATTTTCCTGGAATGAAAAAAACGCAGCAGCAAATCGATGCGTCAACCGGGCTTGCCGTGCAGCAGTTTTGCGCCATCGCCGATTCGATGATTACGCCGCGCAATCGGCTATGGCATGGACTTGAATCCGACGAATACGTAATGAAGGACCGCGCCACGAAGGAATACTTCGATCAGGTGCGCAACATTCTTTTCGACTATCGCTACCGTACCGCCGGAGGTTTTCAGGGGCAGAATTTTCGCAAGTGGAAATCAACCGCCTGCTACGGAAATTCCATCGTCTATATCGATCCGCTCGATACGCGCTGGAGCGGAGGCCAGCCCGGCTTGCGCTATCGCGCGGTTCCACTCGGGCAGTGCTTCTTCATCGAAAATCACCAGGGTGCCGTCGTCGGCATTGTCCGCTGGTGGCGCATGACGGCTTCGCAGGCCGTGGAGAAATTCGGCTACGATTGGCTTCCCGGCACGTTGCGCCCGGCGCTGGATCAGAATTTGCAAACGCCTTTCCAGTTTCTCCATTGCGTGATGCCGCGCGATCTCGACGAATACGATCCCGGGCGCCTCGATGAAAAGGGTATGCCATTCTCATCAAATTATGTGTCGATTGAAGGTCAATGTTGGGTCGCCGATGAAAGCGGCTATCGCGTATTCCCCTATGCGGTCGATCGCTATGACCAAAACCCGGATGAGGTATATGGCCGCGGGCCGTTGCAACTGGCGCTCCCCGGCGTGAAAACTACCAACGCAATAAAATCAATGTACCTAAAGGTCGGCCACCGCGCCGCCGATCCGGTCTATCTGACCAAGGACGACGGGCTGGTTGGATTCGATCAGACGCCCGGTGCCATGAACAAAGGTGGAGTCAACCCGGATGGAAAACCGCTGGTGCTGACGCTGCCGGTCGGAGAGGTCCAATGGTCGGAAAAAATGCTGCAAGAGGAACGCGGCATTACAGAAAACTTTTTCCTGACGCCGCTGTTCAAGACGTTGATGCAGAATCCAAACATGACGGCTACGCAGGTGGTCGAACTCATCAACGAGCGCGCCATGCTGGTTGCGCCTACGCTCGGCCGTCAGCATTCAGAATATGTTGGATCGCTGGTTCCGCGCGAGATCGCGCTGCTATCGAGGATGAAAAACAATGGTCGTCCAGTTCTGCCGCCGATGCCGCCTCGGTTACGCGAAGCTCAAGGGCATTATCAGGTCACTGATACCTCGCCGCTCGCCCTGCAAGCCAAAGCTAGCCAGGCCGCGGGTGGTTTACGCACGCTCGACGTGGCGCATCAGATTGCCATCAACTCCGGCGACCCATCGATCTACGACCAATTCGAGTTTGATGTAATGCTGCCAGAAATTGGCGAAATGAATGAGATGCCTACGCGTTGGTCATCCTCGCCACAGTCGCTCCAGGCCAAGCGCAAAAACCGCGCTCAGCAGGCCCAGCGTCAGCAGGCCATCGAGGCGTTGCCGAAACAAGCCGCCATGGTGAAGGCCCAGGCGGTTGCTGGGAAGGACCGCCAGCCGTTCCAGGGCGCGCAGCAACCGCAATTAGCAGGCCCGCAAGACCAGCAAGGCGGTCAGTAACAGGGAGCAGGATGATGTTTATCAAAAATCTCGTTATTGAGAAGATGAATAAAGACGATCCACGGTATCCTGAAAAGGATGCAGTTAAACGCGCGGATGGAAGTTGGGTGCCTTTTCTTGAAGTTTATCGTTGCGAAATAACGATAGACGGGGAAGAAAAATTTGAAACAGCATTCTATGCTACAAAAAATATGAATTTTGACTACGCCGGTAATATGTTGCGAGTTATGGCCGACTCCATTACAGATATGAAAATGCCAAAAGTTGCATGGATAAACCCACTGCTGAAAAAATCCGCTGGTGAATTGTGTGCGATGTGGCAATCACGAGCCTTGCGCGTCTCCACTGGAAAAATGCAGCGCGTTCTTATGGTCGTCCTATCCTACGAATATGCCGCGGCGATGCCTGTGTTGCTGCGCGCTACGTTCCAGGGATTTACCGACATCGAGCGCCCTTTTCTGTCGAGCTACGCGACGATCATGCCGAGCGGTCGTGTGGTGTGCGAAATGATCGATTCAGATGGCACCAAGAAGCAGGTTGCTATCTATGAGAGCGAGGAAAAATTCACCACCGATATGCGCGATCTTGCCGATAAATTGAAACTGTCCGATACCGAGCGCGCTGAAATGTTCAAGGTGCTGGCGCGCTGGATTGTCAAGGATATGCGTATCGGCTTGCATGGCGAAAGGCTTGCACCGTGAGTTTTCGCCGCGCCGTTGAAAAATTGGGGTTTCGTCAGAAAGCCTACAAGACGGCTTTCGGAACTATCGGCTCCCCGCAATATCTTGCACTGCTCGATCTTGCCGATTATTGTGCCGCTTGGACTGGCGATGTTGACGGCTTGAGCCATGACACGCTGATGCAAATGAGCGGGCGACGGCAGGCGTATTTTAGGCTTTTTAACCACCTCAATCTCAACCAGACCGAGATTGAAACCGTTTACAAAGGCGCTTTGGTCCGTGCGGCCGAACGCCTTAATCCACAAGGAGATGAATAATGGCTGACCTTGCCCCGGCTCCCGTAGTTGATCCTGCGCCAGCTCCGGCTCCTGTGCCGGCTCCCGCGCCTGCCCCATGGCACGGTGGCAAGATCGATGCCGATACGCTTGGTTGGTTGCAGAACAAGGGTTACGACCTGAATGACCCGGCTGCTCTTATAATGAAACAGACCGAACAATACCGCAGTGCGGAAAGACTTATCAGCGCGCCTCCCGACGAATTGGTACGGCTGCCGAAAGCCAATGCCGCCGAAAGCGACCTCAAGACGTTCTGGCAGAAGATTGGCGTGCCGAATGAAGCCAAGGACTATGATCTTTCGACAATCAAGCGCGCCAATGGGACCGATCTCGACCAGGGATTTTCCGATGCGATGCGCGCGGCGCTCATGTCCTCACGCACGCCGAAGGAACGCGCGCCAGAGATGGTCAAGGCCGTAGTCAGGTACATGGATAGCCAAGATACAGCCGCCGCCGCAGACGTGACGGCCAAGGTGCAGGCGGAATCGGCTACCCTCGACAAGAATTGGGGCGCGAACAAGCAGGTCAACCTCGTGGTCGCCAAGGCGGCCCTTGATCGGCTCGGTCAGGCGGCTGGGCTCACGGCGGAACAGATACAAGTCGGTTGGGATGCTCTGTCAAAGCAGGCCGGAATCGGTGCCTCGTATGCCATGGAAATGCTGCGCGTTGCCGGCTCAAAGATGGGCGAGGCTCCCTATATCACCGGAGGACTAACTGGAACCGGGCAGGCGATGTCACGCGAAGCGGCCAAATCCGAAATCGATTCGCTCAAGAAGGATACCGACTTTGGCCGCCGCCTTCTGGCTGGCGGGCGCGAGGAACGGCGCAAGTGGGACGATCTGCACAAGGTAGCCTTCCCGCCGCAAGTGGCGTGATTATTTTCGGTGCGTTGCCAAAGATTATGATACGGCATATTCACCAATCATCGAATACCGGAACAGGCCCCCGTCAAGGACAAGGCCGACCGGCACTGCGGTCCCCTCGCCGGACAAGACCGTGAATTGAATGCCTGACGGCCCCGGTTGGCACCGGACAAGCTTATAGGTCAGCGCGCAAGCGCCCTCCGCAACTTTTGCAACGGGGAAACCTATGAGCGTTCCATATCCTACCGCTAATTTCGGGCTTTATCCCGATTTCACAGCGCAATATTCCAGCAATCTTGAACTGCTCTTGCAGCAGCTTCAATCGGTCCTGCGTCCGCATGTGACCGAGCAGGGTGGCATCGTCGGTAAGATGGCCTCGCCTGTGACGCAGTATTCCTCGGTCACGATGAAAGCGCCGCGTGGGCGCTTCTCACCGATCGAGCACGTCAATCCGTATTCGCTGCGGCCGTGGATGTTCCCGCAGCCTGGCGAACTGTCGGAACTGATCGACTCATTCGACAAGTTGCAGACCATCGTTGATCCGACTTCCGGCTACGTCAAAGCAGCCGCGGCAGCGACCGGCCGTTATTGGGACGACGGGATCATTCAGGCGGCCACCGGAACGCGCCAGATCGGCACCGATATCGGCAACCTGACCGCAAGCACATTCTCGACGACGAACTTCCAGGTAGCATCGACATTCGGTTCCAGCTCGGCCTCCGGCCTTACCGTTGCCAAACTGATCGAAGCGCGGCGCATCCTGCGTCATTACCACAACGATCTCGACATGGACCCGCCGACTATCGTCATCGGGTCACAGCAGGAAGCCGATCTGCTCAATCAGACGCAGGTTGTTTCCACCGAGTTCAACGACAAGCCCGTGCTGGTCGATGGCCGGCTGCGGCGCTTCCTCGGCTACGACATTGCCGTATCGGAGCGCCTTTCGACGGCTTCCAACGTCCGCACCATCCTGGTATTCGTCAAGTCCGGTATCATGCTGGGCATGTGGAAGGACATGGAAAACTACATCGATATCCGCGCCGATCTCTCCGGGCGGCCCTGGCAGCTCACCACTCAAACGATGTTTGGCCCCGTGCGAACGCAGGACGGCAAGGTTGTGTCTATCCTGTGCAGCGACACGAGCGCCCAAGACATCACCCCGTAAAGGAGCAGTCACATGGCTGGCCTCGATACCATCAAATCCACTTCGATCACGAACCTCGACACGGTTCCGATCATCAAGCCGACCGCAGGCGCGGGTGGTTTGGCACGCAGCGTCAATGTGGACGATTACTGCGCCGCGACCGCGGCTGGCCTTCAATCGGCTGGTTCCTGGTACAGGTTGGTGCGCGTCCCGACTTGGGCCGTGGTCAAGAGCGTCGAACTCGGCTCCGATGCTGGCCCGAACCTTTCCGGCTCGGCACTCGCGGTTGACCTGAATTGGGTGTTTTCGGATTCGACCGATGACGGAACCCCTGTTTCGTTGCAGGGTCTTATCCCGCAATCCGGCAATACTGGTACGACTACGACCATCGCTTCCTATACGACGCCGAACAAGATGTACGGCACATGGAAGCCTGCGGCGGCAGCCACGGCGATCGAGCCGACCAATCTCGTATTTAACAACGTCGCCGGGTATCCGTTTACCGGAGGTCTGATGAACCTGCCGCTCTATCAGCTTTTCGGCTTCACTGACGGCCGCGGCAATCCGTCCGATCCTGGCGGTTACTTCGATCTGGTGGCCTATGTGGCAACCGGCGCTACCACTGGCGGCGCGTGCAACATCTACGCCAAGGTCAGCATCGCCGATAAGGGGTAAGCCATGACGGCGGTTCGCATTGCATCTACTCGGGGTGCTGAGTTCAACAAGGCGTCAGCCTTTACAATAGGAACGGACGCGCCGACCAGCACGTTCGACTTTGAGTTGCGCTACAACCTCCTAGACCAGCAATCGGCCGCGCTTTTGGTCCGCGACCTGATCCTATTCCTTGAAGGGTTGGAGGACGGGCTTGAGAGTGGAGGCAAGAGTTTCTTTGGCACGTCGGTCACAGGGACAAACTTTACCGGGCCTCAAATTTAGCGAGGGCGATCATGCGCCGTATTGCAGCCGCCCTCGCGTTTATGCTGCTCGCAAGTGCCGCAGTTGCGCAGAATAACTCGACACGGGCTTCAAGTAATTTCATCACGCCGCTCGGTTATTGCCAGTTCACGGCAACCGGCACGGCGCAAACGCTTTCAGCGGCATCCTGTGCCGCACCAGTTCGCTCCGCATGGGCGACGATTTGCATTGAAACGGCTTCAATACGCTGGCGCGATGACGCCACGGTGCCTACTGCTACGGTAGGAATGCCAGTAGCCGCAGGACAATGTATCTATTACAATGGCACTTTCTCTGCGCTATCCATCATCTCGCAGTCCGGCTCGCCCGTAGTTAATATTTCCTATTACGATGGCCCCGGTGCGC